GCTTGTTGCTGTTATCTGACCCTGTGCGTTGACAGTTATGATAGGAATTGCAGTTGAAGATCCAACTGAACCAGCAGTTACACCAGTTGCTGCTAACTTACTACTTGCAATAGAACCTGCAAGTTGAGCATTAGTGATGGTACCAACCAGACTGCTAGTAGGATAATCAGTAGCGTCAGATAGATCAAATGCTGGGGTAGCATCAGAAGCACCCAAAGCAAGACTTACACCACCATAAGATACGCTGCTATTTGACAGCAAAGAGTTGCCAATACTACCAGCAAGTTTAGAAGCAGCAATACTACCTGCTAACTGTGCATTAGTAATAGTACCAACCAGACTGCTAGTAGGATAATCAGTAGCGTCAGATAGATCAAATGCCGGTGTTGCGTCACTACCACCTAGTGATAGACTTACGCCACCAAAAGATACACTGCTGTTAGACAGCAAACCATTACCAATACTACCAGCAAGTTTGGAAGCAGCGATACTTCCTGCCAGTTGAGCATTAGTGATGGTACCAACCAGACTACTGGTGGGATAGTTAGTGGCATCAGCGAGGTTGAACGCTGGGGTCAAATCAGATGCACCCAGTGCCAGTTCAATACCACCGTAAGATACGCTATTGTTAGCAAGTTTGCTGTTGACAATACTACCTGCCAACATAGCATTGGTGATACCCAGTGACTTGACACTGAGTTCATCACTTGAAAGTTGGATGGAGGAGTCATCAACGTTGATGGCAAGAGATACTGAACCACCCAAAGATGCAGTACCACCACCACTCAAACCATTACCAGCAGTAACACTAACGGTGCTGTTTGCAATGTAAGCATTAGCAATAGCAGTACCCTGCCACACACCAGAGGCAATCGTGCCAACAGATGTCAGAGAAGAGTTGACGACACCAGAACCAAGTGTGGTAGCACTCAGAACAGAAGCATCAGCAATCTGGAATGTCTTACCACTTACAAGATTGACGTGCTCGGAGAACTCCCACTGATCGTTATCGTTTTGCCATAGAATAGTATGGTCAGAGTCTCCCTTCAGGATAACACCACCACCGTTGGCAGAACTATCAGTAGGAGAAGAAGTAGCACCTAATTCAATGTGCTTGTCATCGACCGAAATTGTCGTCGAGTTGATGGTAGTTGTGGTACCATTGATTACGAGGTCACCAGTGACGGTAAGACCAGCACCAACTGTCATGCCACCACTTAGGGCGATGTCATCCATCGTAGCACGACCAGTTACATCTGGAGTTGCAATGGTAGGACTCGTACCAAAGACCAGAGCACCAGAACCAGTCTCGTCAGTTACGACAGAACGGAAGTTGGAACTAGAAGGAGTTGCCAGGAAGGTGGCGACGTTGTTAGCAAGACCAGCAACACCGGTGCTGATCGGAAGACCAGTGGCATCAGCAAGATTGAATGCTGGGGTAGCATCTGAACTACCGAGATCAACAGAAACACCACCAAAGGAAACGCTGTCGTTTACCAGTTTGCTGTTAGCAATATTACCTGCCAACTGGGCATTGGTGATAGTTCCAGTTAGGTCAGTGGTTGGTAGATTACCACTAAACGTTGTTGCTGAAAGCGTGCCACTACTGAAAGTCAGTGCAGAATCATCTTGAAGTTCACCACCAGTACCAGCAATCACCACACGACCAGAAGTCAGGTCGCCAATCTGTGCACTAGCAGCAGTAAGACCTGCCGACACATTTGCGGTTGTTGCTTTGAGGAAGGTAAGAGTTGAGATACCAGAGATTTTCTGGTTTGTTGCTGTTACCTCATCATAAGTAAGATCTCCAGTGACTGCAAGGTCGCCCAGGACCGAAAGGTCACCGAACATGCTAACATCATCGGCGAATGTAGACACGCCAACGTGGGATGAAAGACCAGCAATAACCTGCTGATTCTTTCCACCAACCTTAGCTAGTTCCCTGGCTCTTGACATGGCGTATTATCGTACAAGTAATTCGATAATATTATTTATCTACTATTTTATCCTGACTCTAAAAGCGATACGTTGAGTCATTTCTCCAGCGTCTGCTTTTGGTGGTAATGTCATGTGAGTCTGATGATGTGGGTAAACAATCACCCTACCAGGTCGATTACCTATAATTTGAGAAGGCCACCCGAGATCATAGTTGTGTTTCCAATGCTTTGCACCAGTTACAGTGTCATCAAAGTATAAGAAATCACCACCCCAATCGGGTCGCCATTGTCTATTACTAATGAACAATACTGTATAGTATCTATCAGATTTTGGATCAACATCTGGACCAGTGTCCTTATGCATTTGTCCAACTCGATTACCAATCGGTTGTGATGAAATTGGATCAGCACATCTTGCGTTGAGATATACTTTCCAACCTTTCTTCATCTCCTCAGCACTAACATTATATTTGTCAGCAAACTTTCTACCACTTTTGAATTCTTTGGGATGACCACTTAGACCAGCAATATTTTCAGGCAACCCTTCTACTTCAGCACCATTATCAAATATCTTGTCGTTGATAATAGTCCACAATTCATAGATCTTGGGGTGTCTGATCTGTAATGATTCCTCACTCCATGCCATTGGAGACCTGTACATCGAGAACCTTAGCAGGTCCAATATACCCATGGGTCCTAGTTCTTTTGGTATGAAGTGCCGACCAGCAAAAACACCATCCTCTGCTGGAATATATTCGGACATTGATCCGCCTGCCCTCAGTAAAGCAGTGCGACCAACCCATTCTTGATACCATGAAAGGGTTTGGCAGTAATCGTAAATATTATCTGATAAAGTTTGAGAAACTACATCATCATAGTACTTAGCGTACATAATAAAATTACACCTCAGTCAATGCGATCTTATACTTCTTACCAGTGATATTATTGATCATATAGATGTTTTCATCACCCTCTTGTAGAGTCCAATTACCTTCGGTACCATCTACATCATTACCACCTGAACCAACATTACTAAAGTGCATGTCGGAGGTGTAGACATTTGCCCAGCGAGAACCTTCTGCACCCAGACTACGTGTGCCATTAGCATCTGGCAGCATATTACCCTTCAGGGTAATACCAGAAACGCTAATACTGGGGTCACCAGTCAATCCAGTAGCATTGCCGCTGAATGTACCAGCAGTCAGAACATTTGTTCCGGGGTTGTATTTGAGATCTGTGTCAGTTCTAAGTTGTTCACTACCAGTTGCAGTATCTACAAAGGTAAGGAAGTGTACAGCATCTGTAGTATTGGTGGGAGTCAGTACACTGGTAGCAGATGGGAGATTGGTTAGATTAGAACCATCACCATGGAAAAAAGATGCAGTAACAATACCACTGGTAACGATGTTTTGTGTGATGGCACCAGCAGTGTCACCAACAATGATGTCACCATCCTTGATAGGGAGGATAGCAGTTACATTACCACTATACTCAGAGTGTGGTGCTGCCTGGATTCTAGTATAATGAGCGTTACTAACCTCACAGTAGTAATCAATACGACCAGGAGTGCTATCACTACTACGAATCTCAAGTTTATTAGTTATAGTAGAGACACCAGCAGCATTGATAGTACCAGTTACGTTACCAGTCAGAGGACCAATAAACTCGTCCGCAGTAGCAGATCCGCTAACCGTAATACCATTAGTGGTAGTCTCAAATTTCTTCAGAGAATTATAAAACAGTTCTGCACCTGCATTCTGCAAGAAACTAGCAGAAGCTTCGGTTCCATTTGCCTGAATAAAGACCGATTTACCCTTCAGATAGATATTCTCAGAATTACCACCATCAAGGATATTGTCACTTCCATCATGATAGATCTCAAAATCATCAGATCCAAAGACAAGTTTATTACTTCCACTAATATCAACATTACCATTGAATGTAGAGATACCACTAACAAGTAAGTTGGTGCTATTCAGATATGTTGCGGTAGAAACACCTGGTGCATTCAAGTTACCATCAAATCCAAATGATCCAGCAGGTGCTACGAAACCTGAGTTTGTGGTAACAATACCAGTGATCATCAAGGTTGTTCCCATCAACTGGGAAATCGTAGAGACACCACTAGAATTGAGGTTGCCATCAACAGATTTTGTGGCAGTAACAAAACCAGCATTTACATCACCAGTTACATTACCGGTGAGATTACCATCTACATCACCAGTCAGATCACCATAGAAATTGGTGGCAGTTACTGCTGCACCTGCTAAGTTACCCTTGAACTGTACACCAGCAGTAACAATACCAGTAGCATTTACATGCTCAAACTGTCCTGTTACACCAATAGAGGCAATACCAACCGTTACCTGACTTACAGTAAGACCAGCACCAATGCGGAAGGTAGAAACATTTCCAAATGCTTGGGTACCATCAGCATTCTGCATCGTAGAACGTGCATCTGCTGCTGAGAATATAGTTACAACACCCGCTCTACCAGGTTCAGGGAAGAATGATAGACCAGCACCCACTTTGATAGTGGTAATGCCAGTTGCACGTACAAATTCGTCAGCGTCTGCAATCGATAGAGTTGACTGCTCTACAAATACAGTAGCAACACCAACCTCAATACCACCAAAAGTTTGTTTGGTTTGTTCAACGTTGATACCATTACCAACAAAGTTGAATCTAGTAACAGATCCAGCATATCCCGTTGGAGTAATACCCTCATCGGATACTGTCAATCCTGAGGCAGTACCAGAAGGAGATCCACTCGGTTCTGCCCAATATCTTTCGCCAGTAACAGTACCATAGAGGACATAGTTATTGTCCGAAGGCAAACCCAAGTTAGGTTCCGCCTCCTCGATTCCAAGGAAGGATGGAAACCCAGGAGTTTGTTGACGTTCTGTGGAAAGTCCCGCGTAGGAAGTAACACCTACACGTCCAGACAATAATCTTGGCATCTTACTTAGCGTTTTCTAGAATAGAAATAATACACTTCATAGTGTTATTTTGATCTCCCTCAATTTTGAGGATGTCACCCGTCTCCATGACAAGACGACCGTCAATAAATGACATAGCGTCCTGATGGGGAACACGTGCAGAACGTACCAGTTCAGTATCAACGGACTCTCTACTGTGCTTTACAGTAAAAGAAGTAACAGAAGATCCTTGACCGATGTTAGCAACGTTGCCATAAATCACCAGAGCAGCAACACCAGGAGGGCAAGTATAAATGCCAACAGCTGCATCAGTGATAGTATGCGTGATCGTTCTAAATTTATTGAGTGGGATTGCAGCCATTTTACATCTGTCCTCCTAAGGAAATAATCAGCGGCGTGAGTGTTGCTTGGATACTCTTATTGAAAGCATCTCCAGTAATGGTACCTGTTTGTTGATTGATAGTAAAACCATCACCTACTTTCAGGTTACCTCTTTCGTCAGTGGACGTGTAAACAACTCTACCTCCACCCTCAGAAACAGTTTCGTTTTCCGGAATCGTAACACCACCATTTCTAGGTAGTGCATTGGCGATAGTAAGACCAGCACCAACAAATTCAAAGGTGTACGATGATGCGAGAATCAATGATTGTCGCTGGAACGGAACTGCTGATCCAAGACCAACCGTTGCCGGTAGATTCTGGTCAATAGTAATCGTCGAAACGCCAGCAGTTACCGGCGTAGCAGTATTTATGGTAAAATAAGCAGGTCCAATCTCAGAATTAGCAGCAGCAGTCGTTCCTGAGTTAGGAGATGCAATCTGCACAGATGGTGCACTGCGATACTGATTACCTGTTGCAAAGATATTGACAGCGGTAACCTGTCCAAATCCATTGACAACTGACACACCCTCAGCAGTTGCACCGTTCGGTCCAGTAGGAGGTCCAATGGTAACCTTAGGAGGATTAGAAGAAGTATAACCACTACCAGCGTTGGTTACGTTGATCTTGATAACTTCATTGAACAATTCTCCCAGGTAAAGCACCTGACCAGAGTAAGGACGTTCAGTAATACCAGATACTACAATAGTATTGTCTTCCTCAATCGCATCTTCTGCCAGCGTGCCAGAGTTGGTGACAGTGCCCACACCGGATGCTACGATACCAAAGGTACCGAACGATGCGTTAGAGTTGTTCAGGTCACACTGACCACCACTGACGCAGGAGATAGCGTACTCATCACACACGGTGAAGATAGACACCAACTGTGCATAACCATCGTTGGAGATCGTAACACCGATACCACCTTGGTTATACTGTGTGTAGGAGTCAACCACCATGGACTTGGTACCATCAGCATGGTTACCATTGATCCTCATGCCAATACTGTCAGGAACAAAGTTCGTGCAGTTCCTTACATATGGGGACTGAGTGATGATACCAGCAATTCTTGCATGACTACCAGCATCACCCACGTTGATCGTGAAGGTGTCAGTGGTAACAGCAGTGACCGCAGTCATGATGCCAGCAACATGATCAGTAGCACGGGGATACTTGTGGTCAGTTGCAAAATTGTCCGCCTCACACTGGAATGTCAGACTAGACGTGACAATACCTACACTGTCACTGACGCTGAGACCATGACCTGCTACTGTAACAGTGCTAACACCACTGATAGGATCATACAAGAACGCAGTAGGTGTCAAGGATGAACCAGTGTGCCAGTTAGGTCCAATCTTGATACTGTTGACACTCTTGACAACACCGACGCTCAATGTGATAGTATCGGTGGTGACAGAATCAATGTCTACAAAAGTATTATATGCGGGGTCACTTGATCTAGGATATGCTACCTGCTTATTATGGTTGTCAGAGTCGCAAGTAAAGGTCAGTGCCCCGTTAGCGATCTTGATTCGATCAGTGTCGGCGACACCATGACCAGCACTGGTAAGGACTAGTGCACCAGAAATAGGATTGTATGTAGCGGCAGTTACAGTTTTCTGAGCACTATTAGACTCTACTGTAAATGCATTAGAAACAGTGCCACCAACATAGATGTGAGTACCATTGTCGCGGTTGAATCTGTGACGGTTTGGTACACCCTCAGGCGGGAAGGTGACCATGGCACCAGTGTTTGCCGCACCCACAAATGACATGTTCTGAATCAGAACACCATTGTGAACTTGGAAAAGATCTTGACTGACATTGTTAGGGATAACCTGAGTGTTGCGAAGGTCATCGCCATCGATTGAAACATTACGAGGAACAAAGATAGGATTGTCCTCGCGGTATATACCACCAGCGACACGGATTACATCACCAGCACCCACAATCGCAGTGGTTGCTTTGATAGTACGCTTGGCAGTGCTCAAAGTTTTGCCATCATTGGCATCGTTACCATCTTCTGCAACGTAGAATACGTTCAGGGTGGAAGCACCAGCGCCAACCCATTGCAATTTGCCAGAAGAGGTTGCTGCAAGGACAGAAGCAGCAGCACCAACAGTGCTGTTAGAGTCCCGCCAAACACCACTGGCGCGAGTCTCCAAGGTGATGTCTAACGCATACTCTGGTTGCGTGCTACCAATACCGACCCGTTGATTATCCTCTCGGTAGGTAAGTTTCGGGGAACCACCAAACTTACCGTTAGTTTTCTTATATTGTACATCATAAATGTTGCCAGCAGCATCTGTCTCAATCTCAGCGAGATCAGTCCAAGATACAGCAGTTCCTACACTAATCAGTGCTTGACCGTTAGTGCCAGCACTTTCATTAGCGTCATATAATCGCTTTCGTACGATTACATCTTTATTGAAGTCAACATCCTTACCAGGTTGAGTTGAACCAATGCCAACTTGACCGGCGGCAACAATGCCATCGAAGTTTGCTGTAGGTTGAACATCTAAACCGTAAGCGGGATTGGTTTTGCCAATACCCGTACGGTTATTATCAGCATCAACAACTAGTGCGTCGTCTCCAACCTCAAGTCCCTTCTCAATGCCAAATTTCTTGTTTACCGCTGCCATTTACAACAAGACTCCTGTATAAGGTTATTTATCATGCAGTACGCATAATGAAAGCGAGAACATAATATGGTGGTAGGTTTGCGTTGGTTCCTGATGAACCCTGTTGACCTGTTGTACCACTAACAGTTACAGATTCGCTCCCAGTAGTAAAACTTCCAAATGTTGAACCAGCAGATCCATCACTACCGACAGGAACACCCAGGTCCTCAACAGTGTTTTCGTTTAGTCTTGAATAGCTATGACTGTGAGAACCTGAACCACTAAATGTATGATCGTGAGTTACAAGAGTTGCATCTGCACTACCACCGGTAGAACCAGCAGAGTATGTGTCGCCCGAAGACATCACAAATCGATCTTTCAGGTTAGGAGTACCATTGTTACCATCACAGATCGCCCATCCGGAAGGAACAGTACCTCCACTCCACATGATAATACCACCAACAGGAGTAATACCATTACCAGAGAAGGTGTCAGCAGTACATGTACCACCCACAGTAGCATTATTGGTAACAGAAAGAGTATTAGCAGTCAGAGTGTTACCACTAAATGTAAGACCACTATTGTCTTGCAGTTCTCCAGATGCACCAACAATAACAACGCGAGATGTCGTCAGATCGCTGACCTTTGCACTACCAACAACAGCAGTATTCGCTGTAAAGTCAGCACTAACAGACAGATCACCAGTCAGTGCACTGTCACCGGTGACTGCGAGTGTGTTAGAACCAGCAGATGCAGCACCCAGGGCAAGTTTGTCGAAGGCGAAATGATCTGTTTGATCAACAGTGATAGGACCAAATCGCTTCCAAGGTTGAGAAGAATCAGTGGTACGAACCCAACCGATATATCCTCCCTTTTCAAATGTGGTGTTCAGAATAATCTGATCCGTGCTGGATGTGGGAGCAGTTTGATTGCTACCATTGATACCAACAAATACGCTGGTGCCAACATCACCACTACGATTACCCTTCAGTTGGATGTCAACCAAAGAAGTATTGCCAAGACTGTAGAAGTTCTGCTTCACAGTCAGGTCATTGAAGTCAGCCGCAGGAGGAATCTCTGTAACAGCAGTAGTATCAAAAGAATTGATAGTGAACTTCTCTTCACCAGTCAGAGCATCAATCTTCTTACGACCGATGAAGTATTCGCCCCGGTCATTCATACCAGTGTAAACAACACTACCACCGCGAGAAGATACAGACTGGGCAAGCAGTTGCTGCTTATCATCCAGGACGCGATCTTGCGTCTGGGGCAAGGCAGTGCTATAGTTACCAGGTCCGTAACCAACATACTCAAAGGTGTGCCCAGAAGCACGGATCACACTGTGACGACGCTGCTCAACAGGAAGAACTTTGATCCTGACAGCGGCAGAATATTGTAGGTGTGATGTTTGATTGGTACCAAGACAACCACGGATGATTTCATTCTTCGTTTTGTTCGAGATGCGAACAATCTCATTCTCAATCTGAAGATAATCACCGCGACGGATCTTATTGTTATCTTTCAGAGTAATATTAGTAGAACTAGTTGTAATACCAGAACTAATCTCAGTCGTTACGCCACCATAGATAGCGATCGTTTGTCCATTAGAACGATTGCTGATACCAGCACTGTGTGCAATACAGTTAGGTCCGTTGAAGTTAGGAGATGTCGCTGACGGGATAGAAACTGTCAGAGAAGAACCATAACCGATGCGATCCAGGACAGCGAACTGACCATTGTAAGCACTGTTAGCACCACTAATAACAATCTCATCACCACGACGCAGACCGATGTCACGGTTCATCGTGATAGTTGCGATTCCGCTAGAAGAATCATGGACAATGTTGGAGACCGCAGTAGCAACACCCACGTGGTAAACAAAACCACCAGTGGATGCAGCAGACACAGTGCCTTCATACACCAGGATCTTAGGATCCGTTACATTGGTAATTCTTTGCAGACCATTGTATGCGGTGCTAGTAACACCAACCACCTGAACAATGTCACCAACATTGTTATCAATCTCAGTGACTGTAACAGTCGCATCAGTTCCAGATGCAGAGAAAGGAACACCTTTGACTGTCAGAACATCGTTGACACTGTATCCAGAACCAAAGTCAACAATATCAAGCGAAGAGATAACACCGGCAGCAGCAACAGTAACGTCAGCAGTTGCACCTTTACCAGTACCACCCACAAGGTTGACACTGAAGTAGAACTCAGCGTTACCACTACCGGTACCCAGGTTGCTACCACCAGTCAGACTTCCTACAGTCTTGATGCTGTTGAAACCGTGCTCAACTACAAAGTTAGCACTGATGTCAGTACCAGAGACAGTTGCTTCAGTGACACCAATACCGATACCAGTGTCTTCAATAATTGCTAGAGTTGACTCACGGGTGATGCTGTTAGCACGGTCGTTAGACTGCACAAATCCGATGTCATCACGCACAGCATAAGATACTGCGGGTTCTGGATCATCTACAGGGTTGTCGATGTCAACATCAGGACGCAGGTCATTGATGTTCTGTGCAAATCTATTCTTACCAATGTCATACGGTGACACCTCAGGGATGCTACCATACTCAAGCATCGTCAGGTTGTAAACACCATCCTGAACACCAGACTTGTATTCTTGTACCGTCTGGTGGTTGAAGACCTGATATGCATTACCATAGTCCTTACGAACAAAGTAAGGTGAGAAAGTACGACCAGATCCAACAATACTCTCATCATGGCGAGTGTATGCAGTTCCTGTTGTAATCGTACTAATGCCACCAGGGTTGGTGTTCAGTCCAACTCTAAAAGTTTTCTTATCATCAATCTGAAGGACTTCAAACAGACCATTGAAACCAGAATTATCTGCCCCATCAGTGTTGTTAGCAGATTGAAGACGGTTGATCTCGATGATTTGCCCACGACGCAGGTTGTGGGAGAACTTAGAGGTGATAACACCAACATTGGAAGACCAGGAAGCATCAATGATGTTAGAACCTTGACGCAGATCAATGTCACTAGTCAGGTCAGTGTTATCATTCTTGAATTTATCATCATCAACAACACTGCTGCTGTCTTCTAAAGAGTAACCATTTTGTGGAGGTCCAGCAATAGAACTACCATCAGGCAGAACATATCGCAGTTGATAGATTTTTTGGATGTCCTTTCGACCGTCACTCTTTCTGTCAATGTAAGATCTAGTAGTCTCAGGTGTGATTGCCGTCTGGTTTGCTAAAATAGCAGCGTGGAGGTTATTGCCAGTCTTGACAGTGATATACCAACCGTTACCATCATACTGAATGGGATGTCCAGGATCACCAGGTTTCTTGATACGAACATCAGAAACAACGCTGAGACCACCACCCAGGTTGTTGATACCTGAGATTGGGTTGTTTGCAGCAGCGTTCTCAGGAGTTGTAGCGATCCGGATTTGATCGTTTCCTAGAGAGTCTGTAACAACATAGTAGTTGGTATCATACTCAATACCATCGGGAAGAGAACCATTATCAGAGAAGAATCTTACACTTTCCCCAGGGATGAATGTATGATTCTCTTGCAGGGTGATGATATTGCTGGTGATGCTACTGATACCTGCATTGGTACCAACCCGGTGCACTTTCTTACCAGAAGGTCCTGAACCACTCATCACAGTCATCAGCACCTCAGCGGTGCGGACAGTACCATCGATGTTGACCTTCAGCAGTTCACCAACTCTCTGCCCAACGGTGAATGGACCAGTGGTTGCTGGCGGAACGCTGTCCCGCTGATTGTAGTCCCTCAAATAAAGTTTGGTATCAGCGGCAGCAGCAGTTTTATCAACATCCAGTTTCAACCAGTTGTTGCTAGTCTCTTGAGTAAAGTCCCGTTGTGCAGGGAGGATACCAGTAATATAACCTTTGTCGTCCTTATTGAAAGCATTCAGTTTGAAACCATCTGCCTTCAGAGCTTGTGCTCCGAAGTTAGAGTTGGAGTTAGTAATTGATGCGTCAGAACCTGAGTCACAGATAAAGTGGACACCACAACCCACCGCAAAGGTAGACACCAACTGAAGTTGTGCGCTATTAGACGCCTTGATATGGAAACTTTCGTAAGTGGGTTTATGACGTGCTTGACCGTCTGTGTGCAGTAGAGTAGTAGAACCCAGTGCTGCCTGATCTTGGTATGTGCCAGTTGTGGAATTGTATTTTACAAATGCATTGTCATCCTTGTTCAAGGAAACCCCAGTGAACTGGGCAAGCACCATGGACTTGAATCCAGTTGCCTTGGCACCATCAGCATGGAGACCATTGACACCAAACACTGACCGCACAGAGCAGTTGAAAATGTATGGGGAGGCACTTGTTACAGTGTCACTCTCAACGGTGACTGTAGGGGACAACCCACTAAGGTTAGGTGTAGCAGTGGTAGCAGGTGCAGTAGTAACACTGTAGGTAAACAGAGTGTCACTCAGAACCTGAGACACAATATGGACACCATCATACTCGGTGCCATTGACATTAGAATTACCAGCAACACCGACAATACTAATGGGAGTACCGACAGCGAGACCATGACTGTCATTGGTAACCACAGAAACTACAGTGGTTGCAGTCGGAGAAGAAGGATTGTCACCAGAATAGATGTCAGCGATCTCAATAGCACCAATCTGAGAGATGGCACCAACAATACGAGATTCATCAATGACTTTCTCAAAGTCACTATTAGTGGGATATGATGGGATTGCCCGACCACTATTGTTACCATATGCCAGACTCAACTTGGCATAGTACATGTCAAGGTCGGTAAGACCCTTACCATCTACGAGGTTCGCACCATCAGCATACTCAAAGCAAGTGAGTTTGTGATGGGAGAAATTTGGAGTATATACGTTTGTTGTATAATCTTTGAAGATCCTATCTGCCGGATCACCATCAAACAGGGTGAACTCCCTGAAGTAGCAACCACCAGTTACTCGGAACAGAGCAGTAGCAGGGATGCTATTGTTAGCAGGATCGGGTACGTATTTCGGTCTAATCTTAGTCTTACGCAGGTCTGAACCCACGATAGACGTGCCCCGAGGCATGATGACACCACCATGAATCGAGTTGAACTGATAAAGAACGTTGTCAGAACTCTGGATATTGAAATTAGAACCAACGGAAAATTCGTTGATACTAACACCACCGCCACTCACATTGGTGGTGCTACCAGAGGTGTCGATCTGGTAACCAGGACGGTTGTCAATATAGTGTACACCAGGTGATACGACAATAGTTGTCTTATCAAACTTATCGTTATCCTTTCCAAGTTGGAACGAGAACCTAGCAGATTCTAGCAATGCTCTTTGGATCGTCCTAAACGGGCGAGTCCTTGAGTTACCCTTATTACTTACGTCATCTGTTGCATCCAGTTCTTCTGGATTGACGTATATGACATTACCCTGAATGTTCTTCAGGAAATTTTCAAGTCTACTTAGGGGCATTACCTATTCCAGACACCATTCCTTCAGACTATTTAGGGACCGTCATTATTATGTTTTCGGTAAAGAAGATCCCAAATATCGGTGTCTTCCTCAGGTGGTTCCTGAGGTTTAGGTTCTTCTGCTTGTTTGTCCTTTTCTGGCATTAGGAATAAACTAGTTCAATTTCCTCGTCAAACTGGAGTGCAGTGTTAGTCAGTGTCCAAACGCTCATGAACTGATCTACAGTATCGCATTCAAGTTCTTGAACTCCTCCGGCAGAACCATAAATGGTGAGGTATCGTCCGGGAATGTTGATTTCGACTTTGGTGACGTGCTGATCATCTGCCCAGGTCTCGATGTCGAAAGTCATGTGTTGGATGCGATTGAAACTATTATACCCTACTAGGCGTCTCAGAGCAAGTCTGCTGTGACAGTAAAGAAAGCGTTTATGACGCCACCACCGCTATTTCGGATTACAACAGACTTACCGTAAGGCATAGCATGCACAAACAGTTCTTGGAAAACAGTTCTGGGGGTGACTTGAACGTGGAGAGTATCTACGTCAATCTTACCAGCCCAGTCTTCGGGGAGATCAATAATTCCATCAACGGTCACTGTACCGCGAAATTCAACCTTGTTCATAATAAAAACTCCATGTACTATGTATTATAGCACGTTACTTGGTAATAGTGTTGCGAGGACCCCGATATCGCTCGTCTAGAATGTTACGTTCTTCATCATCTGGTGTCATGAATACGTTGGGATCAGGGTAATCCTCCCAAGTTTTTCCTTCATAATCAACAATCAATGGGTTCAAATCTTTCCTCTCACCATACACATGGTAAAAGCAGTCGATGTCAGCACTAGATTCTAAAACAATCTTGGTGTTGTCAAACTCCTTGACAATGATGTCCTGTTGTGCTCCAATAGGAGTAATAGACACCGTGATACTGTCCTCATACACCAGGTTTACCCAGTATTCAGGTAGAGTGATCTCATTGGTGCCAGTCAGTCTGCCACGGTGATACACAGCGACTTCCGGTCCCTCAATACATGCATAGCGCAGTCGATGTCCTTCCTTTGTAGGGTGTTGAATGTCGAATGTCTTACCCAGAGCATCTGCTGTGGCAAATCTACTAGCAAGTCTACCCTTGTTCAGACAGTCAACTTTACCAGTGACATACACATCGCCATCAATATAAACAGCATTTACTGCTTCTTCCCCAATAACCTCAACGTCACCATCAACTTGCAGTGCCCTGCCCTTGACACCAGACTTGAACTCATCAATGTCCGTGCCAATGTTGACAGTTGCCTTAGCAAATCCACTGTGCTTACCTGCAATAACAGGTCCCGTAGCAACTAGTGTGCCGTTGAACGGTTTATCCCCGTCTAAAGTCTCTTTAGCGGTGTCAAGTTTTGCTGGTTGTTCTCTACCAATATAGACTTTACCAGTCTCAATGTCCCTAAGTCCTGCCATTATTCTACAAGAGAGTTGATGTAATCGCCCAAGGCGGGCGGGATAAGTTTAGATTGTGGTTCATGGATACGAACCATGTCACCAATGATGATGTTGAATCCTTTTGAGTTAGACAACAATTTGTCCGCAGCATTGATAGTTACGTTATGTCCTATCAACTTAGTGAAGTTCTTTCCTTCAAAGTGAACATCATGTTCTGCATGTAAGTAGATGTCACCTCTGCTAGGATCCGTCGCCTTCATGATAATGTCTTTTGCTATCACATTGAAGGTTCCCTTACAATCAATATTGATGTCACCCTCAGATTTGATATTGATCGGACCCGCACCTTTTTGGATAAGGTTAGAACCCTTATCATTTTCAGTAGCACGGAGTTCCCATCCACCATCTTCAAAGATTCGCAAAGATGCAGCAGATCCAGCAGCGGCAGCAATCTGGGATCGGCGAACTGCTTTTCCTTCCTCTTCCTTGCCGATTCTAAATGAACCATCCTCAGGATGATTCACAATATATGGTGGGATTTTTGACATTAGTACCCTTTAGGACAATCAATAACAGTGATAAGTTTTGCGCTAGGAATGATAGGATCTGTATACTCTTGGTAAGGTGTGAACTTGGTGATTGGTTTGATAAATGCACCGAAACCAGTCTTTGTTTTGATTCTCAGTGAAGGAGGTTCAGACAATCCAAGGTCAGCTTTACCTGTTGCCCCAACAATTCTACCATTTTCAATAACTGGTGTCAATACACCACCATTAGAGGTCTCAATAATATCACCCTCCTGGTAATTATTTCCAGTATTGAGGACTACAATACCATCAATTTCACCAATAACTTGGTTACCCTCAGATTCATTAGCAATTTCGTCACTTACATCTAAGGTTCCTCCAGGGAGATAACCATTACCAGGATTAGTAATCACAACATTGACAACCTTGTCGCCATCCATGATAGCGATACCAGTTGCTCCCTTACCATTCCTACATTTGTCAACAATACTAACAGCAGGTGTATTATCATAGGAAAGACCAAAGTCCTCCATTGAGGCACCAATAACCTTACCAGTAGAACTGACAACTGCTTTAGCAACTGCGCCAAGTCCACCACCACCAAAGAACTCAATGCTTGGTGGTCCACACTCTAGGATGTTAGTCTTACAATTACCAGTAACTTCAGTAATACCATCAACAACACTTGTGGCACCACCAATAATGCTAGCGGTGCTACCACCAAGTGCTTCTAGTTGCTCAGTAGTTCCTTTCAATGTATTGAATTTAGTCGCCGACTTGCCGAGGTCTCCCAAGAATGGGAACGCATCCTTCAGCAAGTTCGTCGGTCCTTCAGCAATATCATCAACACCATCAATGCCAATGTTCGACAAAAGACCACTAATTGCTTTTGTTCTATCAAAGTCAAGAATCTTCTTCGCTTCTGGTCCAATATTGATATTGAAATCAAAGGGTTGAGGTTCACACTCAGAACCTTCGCAAGACAGCAGTTTCAGAGCAGTTTGTGCTGCACCAGTTGCCTTATTCATGATGCCGCTAAAATCGGGGATAGAAAGTCCACTAATCAGACCATTCAGTGCTCCCATTGCAGGACCAATAAGACCCTGAATCTTGTTAGTGATATTACTCATCAATGCACCAATCAACTGCTCAGCAGCACAAAGTGGTACGTTGATAATATTACCCAACAATCCTTTCATGAATCCACCAATCATGTCTCTCAGACCGTTGATGACATTCTCTATCAAACAATAGACAATATCTTTCTGCTTCTTCAGTTCTAATTTCTTGATTAGGTTATCAGGTTCTAAGAAAGTTAGAACATTACCTACCTTCTCATCAATCTCTTTGAATAGGTCTGCACGTGCTCTACGAACAAGTCCCGAGAAATCACCTGCCATTCTGAGAGATGTATCATCAATCAGATTTTCTATATTGAAGGGTTTGTTCAGGTTCTTATCAATCCACCCGTTTGCGGTTTTCTCTAACCCACCAACAACCTCAACAAAGGTCGCCAATGCCTTTGCAACATCACCCATAGCAGACTTAGGAACGTCGCACTTTACAGGTCTACGAATTTCAACCGGTTGATCAGCAATATATCGAGAAACACTTTCACCTAGTTTCTCATCCTCTTCTGGATTAGATTCACCTTTAGGTTCAATAGGAAGTTCTTCATCATTAGTTGGAATTCCACCTGACCGCAAAGGTTCAGCATCACCAGTTGGTTTAGATGTTGAACCCAACTCAGACTCTGATCCACCTTTTGTAAGAGACGGATCAACTGTAATTGGTGAGAATCCAGAAGTACCTGCCGCGAGAACATCATCCCAATCCTTCGCATCCTTGATAAAAGAGTGCTGATATAAAGCACCCATAACCACTGGTTGTTGAGCATCTTCACCATCAAGGAAGAACCCAAAAACAGTTTCTCCACCTTGTAAGAAATTACTTACACCAGCATAGTTTACACCGGCACCTGAGGTAGGTGGAACAAGGATATGTGCCCATGGGAGTTCTTCATCCTTTACATCATTTGATGCAGGATGCTTCCCAAGAATTCTTACTTTAGTACGATAACCAAATTTCCTAGATTGTTTATCCGCAGGAAATGAACGCCAGGCAGGATCTGTGGTTACCTGCCCGACAAACCAATGGAAACCATCGCGTCCAATTCTTTTGGATTCAATCAGTTTATTCTCAAGCATTACTCGTCATACACACGACATTCCAGGGCATCTGGATGATTGTCACAATATTTTTCAAGAACTTTGTCTGAATGGCGTTGCTTCCATCCATCGTCATCTTCCCCCTCATGCTTGTCCATAAAACCATGCATTTTGAGGTCTTCTTCGGAATATTCCAGCATGCCATGATTGACGTGCTCTTTACCGTCTTTGTCAATGAATGCGTTACTCATTAGAATAGAATGCAAATGAATCTCTAACAATGTAAAGTCCAGTAAAAGCACCTTTTGGTCCACCCATCTCGTGCGCGAGTGAGAATACCATGTAGTTACCAGAGGACGGGTTTACACCTTCCTTATTCTTCTCAGTATTTAGGTTTGGGAATTTGAAGTTCAACATACTCCCAACTTGAATACTAAGATTCAAAGGTATTGTGACCTTTACAAATTCAGACATCAAAGACTGATACCTAGCAGATGCATGTGCTTGTCTCCAAGACACAGTTTCTGCTATAGTTTTCAAATCAGGAGTGTCTGACATTGCCCCCACGTCCAGAGCAGTTGTATATATCCTAGAAAACTTCTCATCAATTCCATTAGGAACGTACTGATCTTCGTTTGCACTAGGCAGTTCACTATCTTTGTAACTGTACTCTACGAAGTGTGGGGTTCGGTCAAGTATATTATAGTACCAGTTTGCCGATTTGTATTGTCCCTCCATGAGTTTTTTGACGATATCATGACTTGTTACAAATACAGGCGGGTCAGTTATGGAAAAATTATTGACTTCAGTAGCAGACTTGGCAGCTGCCTTTACATATGACTCCTCCACCTCCCTTTTGAGTGCTTTGTCAACTGAGAAAAACCTATATCCACTACGTTCAGTCTCTGCTAAGAAATAACCAGCACTACCTTTTTCAGGAGAAATTTTTCCATCAACATCTCCAACAGTCTTTGCAGATAACCTACTGATACACTCAAGAGGTCTCATGTAATTACCCATGAAATCATAGGTATTTGAACTTTCATCTACAATATCAATTCGATCGCTTTTTACCTCCAAAACTTCTTTGAAGATTTTTTCGACACTATCAGAAATCTTACCTTTATACTTCTTGAAGACACGTGTTGTCTGATTACTCAGTGTAGTTTGAGTAATACATTCAAAACCAAATATTTCTCTTTTCGCATCAGAGAATGTAGAAATTATATTACTGATTATGAGTTCATTATTTTTACTCTTAGTAAACTCAAATGGTTCATCAATACTGGGATGGTCAACAACAAGCTCTACCTCTTGACCGCTACGGAGGGGTGCTGACGCTCGGAATCCTATTGCATCAGCAAACGCAAAAGATACTGTCAGAGTGTTACCTGCACTCTCCTCATATCTGATTGCTAGAGATTGTCCCACCAAAGACTGAAGAGACCTAGCTCCATCGTCCGTAACAACGTTCAGTTTCTTGATGACAAAATCTTTAGACCAACGCTTGTTCCTATTCTTCATTATTTTAGAATGTCCAGATAAGAATAGGTGTCTATTCCATATTTATTGGTGCCAAAAGAACCAAATGGAAGACTCGGACCGCCTGATGCCTGATCCTGCTCTTGCTCTTGCTCCTGCTCTCCTTCCCCCATTCGTTGGGGTGTGAGTGGTTTTATTAGTTCTGGTAACAATAATAATGGTGCAATCATACTATTGAAATCAGTACCACCACCAGTTTTAGACTTTGAAAAAGGATTGATACGGTCTAAGAAGTTTCTCATCAACCCACTTCCAGACTGTTGTGCCTCTTTTGCTCTAGTTTCAGAAAGGGCTTTTTGAGTATCCCTTTTTATTTGTTCCGCACCTCTGTTCGCTCTGAGACGATCTATTTGCCCTGCTGGATCACGGAATGCATCCACCATTCCGTCAATTCTGCCTCTGATTCCACTAAACATATTTCTCATTGTCTCCCTCTTACCTAGTGGTGCATCATTTACCGCACCTCGAAGAGCATCTACTCCAGTGGTAGCAGGTTTGTCAGGAACTTTAGGTTGAGTTGTTTTTGACGGTCTTTGTGGTTTACCAAAAATTGTGTCCAAATTGCGCTGAGTTTGGGCAGATGGCACTTGGAATTGTGATGGTTTTAGTTTAGGATCAAATATTCTAGTGTTGACAGCAGTCCCACTTCCTCTGTTAGCACCTCTTGGTCGAACCATCCCTCGAATCATACTACCAGTAATAGGTAACTGATTGATTACTTCTTGTGCTACAAGGAAACCACCTATGAATGGATTATCAAGGGTATTCTGCACTTCTTCCCTACGAAGTGCAGTTTCTTCTTTAGAAATAAACCGAATCTTAGGAATAGCGGAATTAGGATCAAATACTCCCGTACGCCGGGACATAATCAACCTACCATAAGGAGTATCTACCGTTTGAGTCTCCCCACCACTTTCAGCAAATGCTTTTCTCATGTCAGGAATAAAATTCCCGACTTCTGCTGGAATTGCTTTCTTTTGTATTTTTGCTAACCTTTCCTGAAAAGAAGGTGGTTTATCAGGTGTTGGTTTTGTTGAAATCTGTCCGTTAGGATCCTCTCCTGAAGGTTTATTCTGTTCAAGGAAGACTAGAGGAAGACCAGTAACATCACCAGTTCTATCATCATCATCTCCAAACAGAAGATTTTCTAACTTAGTAATTGCTTCATCATACTTATCATTTGCCCCCTTCATTTGAGTGGGTCCAGATAGTCTAGCTTTTTGAATCTCTAATTGTCTACGTTTATCTGCACTCTGCCCGACACCAGTAAGACTATCTGAAATGTTGGCACCTAGAGATGCTCCAGTAAAACTACCAAGGAAACCACCCAGAACACCACCAATAGCAGCACCAGGAACAGCACCTATTCCGCCAAAAAGTGCACCAATAGATCCACCAAGTAAAGCACCACCTTTGGCACCAGCTGCCAATCCTGCCAAACCACCTGCTGTTGTGCTAAGTGCACCACTAACTGCCTGTGTTTGTGTCTGACCCTCTGACAGTCTAATTCCATAATCAACACCAGTCAATGCTGTAGTGGCAACAGCGTTGAATCTGCCCATTCGCAGACCACCACGCAAACCACCTCTACCCGGAATTCTGCTCCTAGGTCCAGGAACAATTCTGTTTCCAGGTTTTACTCTACCACCACCAGGACCAGGACGACCACCGCGACCGGGACGACCACCAGGACCACCACGACCACCTCTAATTTTACGAAGAAGACCAGCACCCGCAGCACCCAGTCCAAGAGTGCCTAGTAAAGAACTAGGAGAAAATGGATTATTTTGATCTTCCTTTGCTTTTTTTAGGTCTTTCCTAAAACTCGAATAAACTTCTTCTCTTTTTTTAGAAAGTTTTTCTCTCGCTGCAAGATTCCTCTGCTCACCTTGGTGAACAACTTTATTGCGGCGAATTATTAGTTGAGATACTGCTACAATATTCTGCATATTAGGTTACCGTTACCAGCAGAGATGGAGAATTGTAATTAGACAGAAGATTCAAATTCGCAATAGCATTACCAGTACCACTAAAAGAAACTGCTTCTACTGTTACTGATTCATTACTTGGGGGAGCACCAGCACCTCTAACAGGCGTTGGTGGAGGAATTGCCGATGCTACATCCGTACTTGGAAGAACTGGTAATGATGATTGCAAATCCTCTTCTGTTGAAGTTTGGTCAGTCTCTAATGCTGGAGGTTCAATATTAGCAGGAGAATAATTATCCGGTAGATTCTCATCAACTTGCTGCGAACGAGGTTGTCCTGTTGCGGGATCAATGTTTATAACAAGACCGCCCGTTGGCATTTTGAACTTTCTATCATCACCATGTCCAGTTTTAGTAAGTACCTTACCCTGATCATCTGTAGTTTCAACAAATGCACCATAACCTGGACTCTCCTTGTATACTAAGAAACTTCCTCCTCTAGTTGGCACCAAAATTTCAACATTTTCAGCACTTTCACCAAAACGATCTTCATTCTCTTTATTGATATAGTAATCAAGACTATTGAAGTCTCTGTTTGGACTATGTGAGTGAGCAGCAAAAGAATCGTTTATGAGTTTTACTTTCTCATCATAAGTCAAATCAGTACTATATCTTCTACCTGCTACTGCCTTATTTGACATCTCCATTGTTCTACCTTGCGCTTCATATCCTGCGGCAAGTTGATCCATCATATTGACAACATCTTCCATCGGAAGATCTTTACTGAATTTCGTATCCACATGATATGCATTTCTACCATCAGCGGTAGGTGTCATACCAATAGCTTCCTCAGGTCCAGTAACCAATCCAGACCTAAACGCTTTGCTTTGATCCGCATCACTAGTTACTCTGGGTCCTTTGGGTCCTTGCGGATCTCCGCTTCCATCATTATCACCGTCCCCGTTTCCATCACCGCCTTCTCCTTCTTTGTTATCGGAAGCGTTAGGGTCATCTTTTTTATCTTCTCCCAACGTCAATCCAGCAAGTTTATCTAAAGCTATACTGAATCTTCTAGATATTGATCCAAATCTTTGAACATCACCTTGATTGATAATATTCTCGGCTGCAACTCCCTCTTTCAAGAGTTGCCCACGTCTTTGATCGCCTGATTCTTGTCCACCAGACATGGAACCAAGTGCCATTGCTCCTAGAGCAAGTAGCGCCATGATACCACCAGCACGTCCTCCACCCATTCTACCTCCACGGGGAACTCCTTTTACACCGCCTTGGGGTACCCTTCCTCTACCTCTATTACCACCAGAAACCGCCTTGAGGCCGAGTATAGTAGCAACCCCTCCTGCTATCTCTGGGAGATAAGAAAGTGCGGCAGTGCCAGCATCAACAGCAGCATTACCAAAATCACCCTTTGCAAGGTTGGCGAGTGCAGAAACAAATGATACCTTGCCAATAAAATCCCTGATACCAAAGAAACTAGTCTTCAGTAGTTCTAGGTTTTTTTGGTCTTTTTTGACAATTTTAGCTTCTCTATTCAGTTCTCTTCGTCTTAGTCTAATATCTTTTTGAAGTTCCCTACGGGTAACTTTCATGCTAGCATCCATTCTCTCCATATCAAGGAGAATGCTACCAAGTCTTCTAGTTACCTTACTTTGATTATCAACAACCGATTGAGCAGTTTCTTTTGCACTACTTACCTCGCTCCGTATAGGAGCAAGTAAGGGTGTTACTGCTGTGACGGTGTTACTATCCATTGGCGTTTTGTATCTCTAACTTTTGCTTTTCTAAGAAGTTTGACAGGTATTTTACATATACCTCTCTTTCCCATGGTATGAGACTTTCAATATCACTTAGCGACCAATGATGATGTTGCAACAATGAAAAGTTTACCTCCATGTGTGCATCAATCGTCGTATGGTACATCATTATCCGAAAAAATTTGCCATACCCTCAATAATAACTTTAGTTTCTACCTCTGTGTTAGGATTTTTGACACTACCCTCATATTTCAAACGAGGCATTGTCTCAAAGAACTCTTCAATTTTTTTGAATTGCTGAGAACTAAGTTGCTCAATAAACTTGATAATTTCAGTCTGGGTACAATCGGATGATGTCCACGCTTCGTCTTCTGTGTAGATAGTATCTACACACTTTGCAACTGCTTTGAAAGCATCATCGATCTTTGCTTTTTCTGTGGTATCAACAGTAAAGTTCTGTTCCATAAACTCGTTCATGGAAGGATACTTTAGTTGAATACCAATTCCTCCACCAAGATCGATTTTATCTTTGTGGTTATCAGGTACATCAAGACCAATTTCTGACATATGAATCTGTAAAGGGACCTGAGTATCAGGATCATCATCACAAGTAATCAAAAGATCAACAGTCTCTCCAACAGATTTCCCTCGAATATTCAAAAACAAATATTCAAGATCAAAACTAGGCAAAGTCTCAATTTTGACACGTGAGAGTACACATGCTTTCAAAACTTCCTTTACTGTAGAAATAATGTCTTTTTGATTACCACTTTCTAGAGCGATCAAAAGTGCTTTTTCTTCCTTGACAAGAAATGGGCGAAATTTGACAGGTTTGCCGGTAGAAAGCAGAGTAACTTCAAAAGTAGGTGCTACGACCTTTGGTAATGGCATAATTATTCAATTCAGTGGCTTTATTTATGGGGTTATGCGAGACCATCACCAATTGATGAAAGTTGATCATTCGCACCCTGTACGGATGAGGATTGGTAAGGTTCCACCACTAAAGGAACGACATTATCAGGATTTACAGGTTGCATCTCCTCTTCCGTAGGGGGAAGTGTAAGAGGGGGGATTTCTGTTGTATTAGTTACACCAGTGACGATAGCAGATTTTTTGACAGTTCCAACTCCGCGAGTTTCAATAAAGTAATTTTCGTATTTGAAGGTTACTGTAGTCTTGATTAGTTCTGCCTTGCCATATGCAAGAGGAGCGGCGATAATAGTGGTTGGGAATGCTCTTTCAATATGGTAAGTAATAAACTGGTTACCACCATCCCTTGACATAGAAGTAATCTGCATACCACACTTGTAACTGTCGGGATATTGCAATCTACGACCAGCATTTTTTGCACTTAGCCGACTTTTCTTATCTGCTTTGGGTATTGTTCCGATTTGAATAGGGGAAATAAACTCCATCCAAGCATTGAAAATATCATTAGTAAAATAATCTTGAGTTGAATACCAAGTCAAGTTGATATCTGGATATCTACGGTACATTGCATAGTCTTGAGACAATCCTTGGCGGAGTCCATCAACTTTAGAAGTTTGAATTTGAGAACCCGGCAACAATGCCTCAGAACAATGCATTGCTAAGAATTGACCAGGATCACCTCTTCCATTCCTATCATATTTTTTGATATAATCTAATAATGCTCTGTTTGCACCATCTCCAAAATTGATAGAGACATCATATTGATTGTTGAACGCAGGATTCAAAGCTCCATTTTTTGAGGAACCATTGATAATATCATTGGTATTCAACTTTGCTCTGTTGAGTCCGCTGGGCTTTGCCATCCCTATCTAAATATACTATGGTCGTTATACTATGTATGTCCTATCAAGGTCGCTATAGACCATCAAATCCCAAAAAGTATAAAGGGGATTCTAGGAACATAATCTATCGCTCATTGTGGGAGCGTAAGTTTATGGTATATTGTGACAGAAAGGAGTCAATCCTACAATGGGCATCTGAAGAATTTCATATCCCATACTTTGATCCGACCACAAAAAAAGTTCGCAGATATTTTCCAGACTTCTACATCAAATATAAAAATGTGCATGGTCAAGTAGTAGAAAAAGTTATTGAAGTAAAACCTGCTAAGCAATGTGCTCCTCCAACCACAAAAAGGAGAACCAAGAAGCACATCTATGAGTCTCTAGAATATGCTAAGAATTTAGCAAAATGGAAAGCAGCAGAAGAATTTTGTGCTGACCGAAAGTGGGAATTTCAAGTAATGACGGAGAAGGAACTTGGAATTTAGAGATGAATTTCCACAATCTAGTTTAGTGGGTGAACCTGCTCCAGGGTCTATTTCATTGTTTCACTATACGGCAAAAACTGCCTTGAAACTACCATACTACGACAGAAATCCTTTGTGTTATGTGGTGGCAAGAGAAGGTAGAAATATTTTCTACGGAATCAACTTACATTATCATCAACCAGCAAACAGAGAATCTTTGATAAGATACATTGATGCGGGCAGTGACTTTACACGTCTCAGAGGTTATCATAAATACCTAAAATCATATGTAAATAGTCCATTTCTTCAAATTTCGATGGAAGAGTGGGGTAAAGCAGTAGCACTCGACTCTGAGCAATTTGTTAGAGACCTTGGTGCTATTGAGATTGATATTAGTCCCTCCACTGTATATCGAAAAGGATTTTATAAGGATTAGAATATGCCACCACGCAATCCAATACTAAATCCCAGTTCAAACGTTCCTGCACAAGTACCAAGTTGCATTTATCCAGGTAAATGTACTGCAACTAATGGTAGGAGGCGACCCATTATCGTAGATGGTAACAATTATCGGATGTTACTAAATGCAAATATGGACGATAGCAATTTTGCACAGGTCTTGAGTCTGCAAAATCAAACCAGTGGTGAAAATTTAGGCGTCGATCTTCCAGAGTTCAAAAAGGTCATGGCGACCAATTCTGCAAAGAATGGATACATTGCTGCCATTGACAGTATGGCATTTGCAGCAAATGAGAGTAAAAGAGTAAGTCAACTCAAAGAAGGATTAGAAAGAGTTGGTCTTGGCAGTCTCTTACAATTAGATTCAACGGGAAAACCCACACAAAATCTAAAACGATTTGCAGGATCTCTGGCGGATCCACCAGACCCAGGATATGGTGATCAACTCATAACCGGATTGCTGGGGTCAAACCCTATTCCAGTCGCTAGTACAGCAAAGACATCTGGACAGCTCAATGTAACTGAGTCTGAAGATGCACCCGCTACGCCAATTCCATCAGCTGAAAATGCTAAAATCATAAACCTTTCATATCCAGTGGATGCTCTATACAGTAGCAGTGAAAGTGGTGCAATAAAAGAAGGTAACGACTATATTAGAATTGAAAGGTTTACATATCTACCACCTCAAAAGGATTTTCTGAGTAGTCCTAATAATCCAATTGAAAACGTTCTAGTAGGAGGACTAAAAAGAAATAGCAATCTATCCAAATTTATTGGTCTTGTCAAACTACCAATTCCAAATGACTTGAATGTTAGTAATGGTGTTGACTGGGGTGGTGCCAGTGCAAACGCAATTGAGGCAGCAGCATTTTTTAGTGCAAGAAATATAATCAAATCGGGTATGAATAATGGCAATGCTCTCAAAACTATTGTAGAATCAGTCGCAACAGGAGTTGGTGGTCTCACCGCTTTAGCAAAAGCAACAGGACGTAGTTCAAATGCCCAAACTGCATTATCTGCTGCTATCGCTAAATTTGCTCTTTCTCAAGTAAATATCAATGTTGATCCAGCACAATTTATCACCAGAGAAACTGGACAAACGTTGAATCCTAATTTAGAACTACTGTTTTCTGGTCCTAAGTTGAGAAATTTTGCTTTCCGATTTGATTTTGCCCCCAACTCGGAAACTGATGCAAGTGCTGCTCGTAAAATTCAACGATTCTTTAGAGAAGGTATGTTGCCCCAAGCAACCACTGCCTCTCCAGGACCAAATAGTGGTCCTGAAGATTCTCTCTTCTTAGGATCTCCAGATGTTTTCAGAGTTTCTTACTTCAATGGAGACAGGAGAATTAGAGGTCTTCCCATACATAAGATATGTGCACTGACGCAGTGTGCAATCAACTTTACTGATCAAGGTGTTTATCAATCATATCATGATTCTAAGGCAGGATCACAGCCAGTAAGATCTCAAATGATCTTGTCGTTTACTGAGTTGACTCCCATATTCCGTGAAGATTACACCGGAGATGGACCAGACGCCAAGCAGCTGTTTGGTGCTCAAGATGCCAGAAGGAGTACATCAAGTGGTATCAAAGGTCCACTTATGGGTGACAATGACATCACTGAGGAGGACATCGGATTCTAATGCCTTATTTTACAAATTTCCCCAAGGTTTTACTACCTTCATTCTCAGACAACAGGTCATCTAGTTTTGACTACGTTGAGACAACAAATATCTTCAAACGAGGTAAAATTCGTGATGATATTTTTGGAAGTCTCACCGCATTCAAAAAATTTGTGATTGAAGGAGATGATCGTCCCGATAACGTAGCAAAGACCCTATACGGTTCTCCAGATCTTGATTGGGTTGTTCTCCTGTCTAACAACATTATCAACGTTAGGGATGAATGGCCCATGAATGGGTATGATTTCAAACGATATCTTGACAATAAGTATGGTGGTCCAGAAAATCTAAACAATATTCATCACTACGAAACTATTGAACGTAGAAACTCCGAAAATATCGTAATTCAAAGTGCTGGTCTACAGTGTGATGAAAACCATACTTTTACATATTCGGAGAAAGGTCTAAACTACACAGAAACTGGATGTTTGTCTGTGTCAAACTTAGAATATGAAGAAAAGAAAAATGATGAAAAACGTCAAATTTTTGCTCTTCTCCCACAATATATCAACATTATCAAAGCAGATATGCGTGACATTTTGACATATACTGATTCTAGTCAATTTATCAACCGTAAACTCAAGAAAGGAGATAATTTACGTATTGCTAGTCCTCGATAAATGCTGAGGATTGTTGGGATTATGCGGAACGTCCCAAACTAGAGAATATCTATCAACAGGCCCTACGTTCTTTGCAGCGTGGGGTAATTTATTATGGAACCAGAAAAAAGTGCCCGGTGGGACTAACATTTGCTCATCACCGACTTTATACAAATAAGTCCCCTGTAGGGACAAATGGTATCTGTCTTTTTTCTTATAATACTCTCCTCGGTCAATATGCTCTCCTACAGTGCCTCCGGGCAATAATCGGAAAAATGCTGCTCTACCCGTTTCAGTAATATTGTACTTTTTCCAAAATTCGTGCACTTTTGGATATAAGTCGTATAATGGGGTTTTTGCTTGTCCCATGGCATCATGAGGATCTTCACCTCTCTTGACTTGTGCCCAAACAAGGGGTAAGAACCCATATGGGTTTTTGTCTCCACCAATCTTTCTTTGAGTCTGCGTTGCCACCCAATCCCAGTGTTTTGGGTCTATTTCATCCAAAAACGGTTTTACATCAATATTCTTCTCAATGATAACAATGTTTTTGTATGCCATAAAAATCTATAGGGGCAAAAAATGCCCGGAGTTTTTTTTGCCCTTTTCAGTAAATAAAAAGTCGTTTTTAGTCCAGGATACGAAGGTGACATGCTACAGATACCCTGTCCTTGTCAGATCTATTCACGTCCACGTAATGGACAAGGTTGCTGTTGAAAAACACCCCATGGTTTGCTTTGGGAGTTAGGACAAGTGCATTCCGATCAGTTTTAGGTTTCACTGACGTATTCCAATGCTGCTGAGGGTATGGGTTCATGATAATCAAATCACCCGACTTTCTAGGTGCTTTCAACCAGAATACCCCACTAATCTCTCCAAAATTATGATGATGCATACAATTTGATGCACCGGTGCCATTGACATTTGCAAAGAATGAGGTAAACTCTAATGTATTGACTTTCTCATGCATATTACAATACTCTAACGCTTTCTGATAAATCAAGACCTTCAGGTTCTGAAGTTGTTCTCGACCATTCATCAGTTTCTGCCACCCATCTACGTTAGAAAACCCATCAGATTCAGGGTTATCATCCCGAGTCTTATAGATCTCACTAAGAGAAAAGTCCAGGAGGGGGAGTTTATCCCCTTCCCAGACTGCAATCAATTCAGAAAATCTGAATGCCTGCATCATGCATCAGCAAGACGTTGGAAATAAGACAGAGCATCATCACTGTCGTCTTCA